ATGTAATGTAAAATATTCTTTTGTTCCGTCTGCAACTATTGCACTTACTTTGTACACATACATTGCATAATCACCAGTAAGTTTGAAGTTTCCACTTGCAGTTTCAATGTCTAGTTCTACTTTTTCCCCACCACGAATGGGTAATCCATTATAGATCGAATATGATGCAGCAACTTGAATGGTCATCATCACACAGGGGGATAATATATCCTCATAATAATCACAAAACACCATGGATCTAGTCAAGTCAATCTTCTTATTTGTTTCTGAAGATTGAATTTCGACAAAATTAAATTTTACAGAACTTACTGCATTTGACATATTAACTTCCCGATAAGTTGGTCAACAACATAGTCTTAAATAAACTATTTAACACTTGTCCCTCAGGTACTGGGGGCATAATTGTTGTTCCACCACCTTTTCCTCCAGAAGAAACTACCATTGGTCTTTGTTGAGATCCTCCTCCACCACCACCCATCATCATGGGAACAATCATAACACTATTTTGGGGTGTATTATATGATGGATATTGTTGTAATGATTGTGGAGCTACAGATTGTTGTGATATTCCTTGAACTTGAGATTGTTTTGATACATCAACCGATGATACCTGTTGAGTTATCATCTTTGCAATTTCGGAAGCCCTTGAACCAGGACTTGCTATTTTTGCACCAGGAATCATCTGAGCATTACTATCTCCAACAAATGTTGCTCCTTTATATTGACTTGCAATTTCTTTTGCGGAAGCATCAGTCAAATGTGCGTATGGTATTGCACCACTATTATCTTTCTGTTTATATTGTCCTTTTTTAACAGTTGCACCCATCTCTGCAGCTGCTTGTTGAACTGCTTTAGATACTCCTGCAGTTTGTCCAACTTCGGATGGTGGAACCACAACTACATTATATCCTTTATCTTGGAGAGCTTTAATCGCTTGTTTTATTCCGGCAGCTCCTCCTTTTGAATCTCCATAATCATTTGTTCCCGCCATCAACACAGCAGTTGGTCTACCCGGAGTACCCATCAGACCAGTTTGTGATTTTACTTTTGGTTTTACTGTAACATTTCCACCAAATCTAAAAAATTTGTCGTCATTATTTCCAGAAGCTGGATCGGATGGTCCACCACCTTTTGGTAAATATTCATAATGTAAATGTTCTCCTCTAGAGTTACCTGCGCCTGGAGCACCAGGTTTACCACCAGAAAGTCCAATCATTGTTCCTGGTTCTATTTTTTGTCCTGCAGAGACAGTAATTTTACTTAAATGTGCATATCTTGTTGTTGATCCATCTGCATGTTGAACTTCTACTAATGCACCCCATCCGCCAGGATCATAATTTGAGTCTGCAACAGATACTGTACCTGGTTGAACAACACTAATTGGAGTACCTGCAGAAACAAGGTAATCTATTCCATTATGATTTCTTCCGCCTCTAGGTCCAAAAGGAGATCCTCTTTTGGAACTAGGCAAATCTCCACCAGAAACACTATAATCTCCTAATTCCCCACTATTTTGATTAGTGTTATCTGCACTTTGCATGTCTGGTTCATAGGGATCTTCATCTCCAGATTCACCCGCAGTTTCACCACTTGTAGGGCCCAATAATCCTCTATCTGCAGCTTTTTGAAATTCAGTTACAACACTATCAAACTTGTCCAGAACTTGTGGAAGTGTCAATTCAGTGGCAGCTGCTTCTAATTTTTGTTTTTTCTCCTGTGCTTTAAGTTTGGCTTTTACTTTTTCTTTTACAGTATCTTTACCAGTAACGGCTTCATATCCCCTATCAGCTAAGTAACCTCCCAAAAAATTACCAGCCATACTCCCAACAACAAATCCTAATCCTGGAACTGGTATTAGTGCTTGTCCTATTGCACCACCTAATAAAGATCCGGCAAGAGCACCACCTGCTCCAGCAGCAGATTTACCTACAGATTCTCCCTCCGCTAGACCAGTTGCAAAATCCAATCCAGCAAATGCTGCATTTGCAATACCAATTGCTTTGATTCCGCCTAATCTAATTTTTGAACCTTTTGGTATTGGTTTTCCTGCTTTTGCTTTATTTTTTCTACCCCCGAAGAAATCTCCAACCAACCCAGCAGCATCTAATGCACCACTTGCTAAACTTGATAGTAAACTTCCCGCAGATCCAAATGTTGATGCAACATTCAAGTTAGATAATCTTTTAACCTGACTTTCTTCAGGAAGTTTTATGGCTTTTATATTTTTTATTTCAACATTCATAAATCTCAAAAATTCATTGTATGAATTTTGAGTAGATCTCATTGTCAATTTTGATCTATTAGTGTTTACAATATTATTAAAAGCGGATACAAGAGGAGATCTTAAAGGTGTATTGGTTGGTTTTGCCATAATACTATCCGTCTACAATATTATAAACAATCTTAGAATATAATGTAAGGAAATTATCATTATTAGATGATGATAAAAATGGCACAGTTACACCACCTTTATTCATAATTGGAGGTGCTATTGATTTTTCACCCATTTTTGTGGATTGGGTTTGTGGACTCGCCATATTCATTGGAGCAACTGTAACACTAGTTGATTGTTGAACTGGTGGTTGTGCAACTGTCTGAGCAACTTGTTGTGCAGTTTGTTGTTGGCCTGGGCCAGGCGCAACTTGTGAAGGTGGTTTTCCAGCTACAGTACCTGTTGTTTGAGTCGCATAATACTTATTGTAAATTTCAAGAGATTGTGCTGATGTTCTATTGGTTTGTCCATAATAAGGAGTCAGGCCTGCCCACTGAGTTCCTGCTTTTTCTATATCTGCTTTGGTTGCTCTTTTAGTTGGGTCAACACCAGTAAGTCTTAAATTTGCAAGTCCAAGTTTATCCTGTATTTCTGGTGTAAGAGGCGTATTGGGGTCTATTCCTGCTGCTTTTGCAGCCCTTAACATAGTATCTGGCATGAATTGATATGCACCAGTTGCACCACTAACTTGACCTTTATAACTACCATAATTTACAGTTTTTCCTCCCAATCTTTGTGGAAGTTTTCCTGTTCTGGAAAGTTCTGCAGCTTCGGCAATAGTTAGTTTACCCCCAGCAAGTTCTGGAACTACCTGTCCTCCAAATATCTTACCATATCCATCTTTTCCAGCAGTTCCTTCCGCCTCTCTAATTGTCTGTAACCACGCCTTTTCTTCTTTAGTATCTGCAGTTACATCTCCGGCATTACCACCAGAACCTGGTCCCCCTGGTGGTTTTTTATCATCCGCTGGTTTAGCAGCCCCAGTTCCTGGACTTGGTTGTTTAGGTGCAGGTTTTTGTCTACCTAGAGAGTTTATTGCCGCAGAGAATTTATCTAAAATTGAATTAAATCTATCCAATAGTGATCCTGGTATCATACCTTCAGACATTGGAGCTGGTTGAACATTTCCATCTGTGGGATCCATCATTCCACTTACGACTTGACTTCCCAAAGCACCAGTACCTACAGCTGCAGTACCTAAGGCGGCCATTTTTAACATCCTACCAGTTTTACCTCCTGGTAAAGTTCTTTTTAGTGGGCCCCCTGGAACATTAATATCCAAATTTAATCCACCACCGCCTCCAGTCGCTTGAGGTAAATTTGAAAGTTGTTTGACAATTTTTATAATAGTTTGACGAATAATTTTTGCAATATCAAAAGTTTCTGCAAATACACTTTGTAAAGCTTTTAAATTATCTCCAAGAGTTTTTACATTTCTCTTGTTACCTAAGAATTGAATATAACCTAACGCTTCTTTATATAAACTTAAGAAATTTTGTAAGATTGAATTTGGAGTTGCAGAATCAATCTGATCCAATCTTTCTTTATAATTTTGTTCCAATCCACCAATAGCTCTATTAACTACTTGGGTTACATTTTGATTTATTGATTGTACTCTATTTTCTACATTGTTCAGAATACTTGTAGATAATGTTTGAATGATTCCTTGAAGATCTGGTGGTCTTGCAGCAACTCCAGCAGCACCTCTTTGGAACCCTACAATTTTATTTGCAGCGGAAGCAACAACTCCTTCACCAAGAGGAGAACCACCAGTAATAAAATTCTGAGCAGCCGCAGCCGTAGTACTTCTTTCTCTTGCAATACTAGCGGGATTGAGTGCTGAACTAATTGCCACGGTTTGCTGCCTGTTGTGCCTTTAAGTTTTCTTCTTCAATGTGCATTTTCAACAGGGTGAGATAGATATCTCTTTCCCAAGGCATCATGTTTTCAATCTCAGTCAAAGAGTATTTATGGAACTGCATGAGAGCGAAGTTAATACGGAAATATGACTCAAGATCAATATGAGCCATAATTAGCCGAAAAAACTTGTTAGACCCTCCAGAGTTACTTCATTGTTTGCTTTGGTGTTTGGATTAACTACTGTAAATGTATGAGATAATTTAGGCATTGTCTCAAAGAACCTTTCAATTTTCTTAAATTGATCGGCATTCATACTTTCAATAAACTCAACCAATTCTTTTTTAGTACAATCTGCAGCAGCCCAGGCTTCATCTTCAGTGAAGATGGATTCAATACACGAAGAAATAATATCAAAAGACTTTTCAATCGTTGATACTGATTCTTGAGTTGTAAAATCAAAGTTATTTTTGATGAATTGATCTAAGGATGGATACTTCATTTTGATGACAATTTTATCATCAAGTTTAATTTCTGTAGAATGCTCTGGATCTTTTTGAACCTTGACTTCATCCACATAAACTTTTACAGGAACTTCTGTAACTCCATCATCTGAACAAGTTACAACTAAATCTATGGATTCTCCTACAGATTTTCCACGAACATTGAGGAAAATGTATTCAATATCAAAAGATGGAAGTTCTTCTACCTTGACTCCTTTTGTGAGAATACAATCTTTGAGTACAGACTTAATTGCAAGAGTAATTTGTTTTACATCTTGACTTTCTAAAGCCAAAATCAAAACTTTCTCTTCTTTAACTAGAAATGGTCTGTACTTTATGATTTTTCCTGTAGATGGCAACTCAAGTTCATAAGTTGGAGTCGCAATTTTTGGTAATGGCATATTAATAATGTAATCAGATAATTTTATTTAGAGGGGTTTACATAGGGAGCAGCGTCGATTCCAGAATTAACTCCAAATGGTGGTGGAGTTGCTGTTGTATATGTATTGTTTCCTGTCCAAGAAACACTTGGAGTTGCAACCGGAACTTGGTTCTTATCTTTTGGTGAATCTGAATATTGATCGTAACCTGTACCAAAATGATTTAAAATTACATATCTTTCGTAACTAAAACTTACTGTCGTTTTTGTGATTGTACTGCCTTCATAAGTAACTGGCAATGCAGTTACATTAGTAGGAAATGCTCTAATGAATTTGTAGGTCAACATGGAGGGAGTTTTTGCCACATCTCTAGTATTTGGATCTATAAATATATCCCTTTCAAATTTCGTAATTGCAATATTTCTTCTATAAGTGTTTGGATATCTAAATCTAAAAAACTGGTTTTCTGATAATTGTCCAACTCCACCTCTAGGGTTTGCTCTCGTCAACCTACCCTCAGTGTTATATAAGGGATTGATAAAATTCATCCATTCTTCAAATAAACGAATAATTCCATATTCTGCATCCACATAGAATGTCATCGTAATTTCTGGGAAGTCTCTTCTAATGGGAAATCTTTCAACAATTCCTTGTCTACTTCCAATCTCCTCTGCCATTGACAAAGACACCCCAGGAAGAGAAGTCTCATTACACATGAACTCATAACGAAGGCCATTAAGATATGTCGATCCAGTATCTGGCAAAAGGCCACCCAAAACTCCTGCAGTAACTAACCAGGCATTGATATCAGAATCTGATCGACTGGTAAGAGCAGTATCTCCAAGATAAAGAGTAACTTTAAATTGACTTGTAACTGATAGTTCACCAAATAAATCTCTTACACTAGGAAGAGCTGCCCGATCATCATTTGTATTTCTAGGCAGAGTCATCCTTGCGTAGATTGGATCTACTCTGTACTCATTTGCAGGAAAATCAGGCCTAAATGGTTCAGCCATCTATAAATATTTTTTAAGATCTATAGTATGTATATGAGCTATAAGGGAAAATACCGTCCAGAAAACCCCAGAAAGTATAAAGGTGATCCCACAAATATCGTTTATCGGTCTTTGTGGGAAAGGAAGTTTATGAGATATTGTGACTTAAACGAAAATGTGAACCAATGGCAGTCTGAAGAATTCTGGATTCCTTATAAAAATCCTTTAGACAATAAAGTTCATAGATATTTTCCAGATTTTTTTGTGAAATATAAAGATAAAAATGGAAATACACGAACCGTAGTCATTGAGATTAAACCCAAAAAAGAAGTAGAAATGCCAGAACAAAATCCTAAAAGACGAACAAAAGCTTGGGCATACAAGGTCCAAATGTGGATAAAAAATCAAGCAAAATGGGAAGCAGCAAGAGAGTTCTGTGCAGATCGTAATTATGAATTCCGAGTCATGACCGAGGAGGATCTAGGCATATGACTTGGAGAGATGAACCATATAAAGATGGAGAAGGATTTGGATATGATTTACTTAAACAAGTAAAGGGTAAAAATAAGAGTGGTGACTGGTTCTCTGGAAAATTAAGACAATACCTAGGAGAACTTGATCAATCGGACATTAATCTTGAAGACACTGGTGGTATTGAAGTTGGACGAATGTATTTTTTCATTTATGGTGCAAGTACACAAGGACTTAATTTTTTTGATAGACAACCTCTGACATATATTACTGAAGTTAATTATAGTAAAAACTATTTTATTGGAATAAATTTGCATTATCTTAATAGACAATTTCGTGAAGGAATTGCAAAAGGCCTGATAAATAAGTCAGATACAGTAGGTATACCTCGTAATACTATTCATCGTTACTTTTTTTCTGGAGTTAGTGGAGGATTTTTAAGAGTTCCAGAAAAAGATTGGCCCTCCGTTGCATTATTACCAACTGAAAAATTTGTTGATAATAGAGGACAACCATTTCCCAATCATAAAGCCTGGAGCAAACCCTAAGTGACATATTCAAATGTTAAACCAGGATTCACCGGCCAAAATGGTGTATCGTATAATTTACAATACGATCCATCCACTGGCGGCGGTAGAATTATCCAACAGAATGCACCTCCAGGAACAAAACCCGTTTATGAGAATGGGATCTGGAGTAGTTCCGCAACATCATTAGGTTTTTCATCTGCTGACCAAACACAACTTCATCAACAAGCAATTGTATCAATACAGGCAGCTTATAACAGTATTGGTGGAGTTAACTCTGGCGCAAAATTAGGTCAGTGGGCTTCTCAAAATTTCTCAAACGGACAACCAGGACAAACATCAGTTAATCCAGCATTACCAGTATCTGGTCCTGGAGGAAATTCGGGTAATGGAACTGGCGCAACTTTTCTTGACGCTTTAAAGGATGGTGGCCAGGCTCTTAAAAATATAGCACAAAATAATAATTATTTTGGAGTTGGAAACGAATCAGATTTATATGCTGGAGGTTTAAAATATCCTGAAGATTTAATGATAGATCAACAAGATACTTTGGTTATTGATCAATTTAAATATATTGCAACAAAAGGTGAAGCAATTTTTGGAGGTATTCAAGCAGCAGTCAATACATTAAATAACGGACTTCAAATTGGATCTCCCATAGGGTTTCAAAAACCTATAGGAACTGTGTTTTTACCAATGCCTAATAGTGTTGCTGACAATAATAGTGTTGGTTGGGGTGACGATTCGATGGGAAATATTGCTGCAGCTATAGCCGCATCAACAATGGGAGATCCTCTGGGTTCAGCAATTGCTGGAGCGGTTGGTGGAGCAGGTGCTGGTTTATTGGGAATACCAGCATCAATGGGTGCAGGAACAGTTATGATGGGTGTAAATTTAAATAATATAATTGCTTCGGGTGGAGGAGCATCAGCAGAATTATCAGCTTTGCTTGGTCCTGAATTTGTTTCCAAATTATTAAAACTTCAAGGTCTTGGAACATCTACAGAATCTATCCTCGCAAGAGGTGCGGGTATTATTCCAAACTCAAACATGGAATTATTATTCCAATCGCCAAGTTTAAGACAATTTAGTTTTACTTACAGACTGTCTCCAAGAAGTGCCGAAGAAGCTGCAATGGTAAGAAGGATTATTAGATTTTTTAAACAAGGGATGGCAGCTAAAAAGAAAAGTGGTCAAGCTGGTGCGGGATCCTTCTTTTTGGGTACTCCAAATGTTTTTAAATTGGAATATAGAAGTAAAAATAAACCTGCATCTGGAGTAAATAAATTTAAAGTTTGTGCATTAACATCATTTAGTTGCAATTTTACTCCCGATGGTTTGTGGGCTGCTTATCAAGAAGGGCAACCAGTTTCCACAATAATTAGCATGAACTTCAATGAATTAGAACCAATCTATGATACTGATTATCAAGACGATATTATTCTAGCAAGAAATAGTGATCTCTCTCCAGTAGACAATAATTCAATAGGATACTAAGATGGCATATTTTAAAGAACTACCAAATTTACAAATATTAAACAGAACAAAGAACTTAGTTTCAAATGATGAAACTTCAGTCGTTAAAAACTTCTTCAAAAGAGCTAAACTTAGAGAAGATATTGGATCTGTAGTATCTGCATTTGAATACTATCTTGTTACTCAAGATGAAAGACCCGATCAAGTTGCAGAAAAAGTTTATGGAGATCCAGAACTAGATTGGGTTATTTTAACATGCAACAATATTACTAATGTTCAAGATCAATGGCCTTTGAATCTAGATTCGTTTAACAAATATATGTTAGACAAATATGGATCTGAAGATGCTTATAATGATGTCCATCATTATGAAACTATTTCTTATCTCGATTCATTTGGAAGAGAAGTTTTTCCTGGAAGTCTTTTAGTTGATGAAACTTTTTATAATTCACCCGACTATCAAGATGTGGATGAACTTCCCCCAGGAATAACTCTTCCTCCAATCTACATACCAGGTACGCAAGCAGTATTATCTCCTGTTATTGGAGTTGGAAATACAATTGCAGGAGTCACTATTGTAAATGCAGGTTTAGGATATCAAACAACTCCAACGGTTACTGTATCTGCACCACCAGTAACAGCAAATGCTTCTGCAGTATGTTCGATTTCTACTTTTAGAGTATCTGGAATCACGACTATTAATGGAGGTCAAGGATATAATGGTCCTCCAGAAGTAACATTTTCACCACCAATTACATCTGTTCAAGCAACTGCAGATTGTGAACTGGGTGATGGAATTAATATTGATAGAGTTACTACTATAACTAATTTGGTTGGAGGAATTGGTTATGGCGTAACTGCCCCCACAGTCACATTTTCAGATTCTCCTAGAGTTGTTTATGGTGTTTATAACAACCAATCAACAGGTGCAGTTGGAAGTGATGTTGAAGGATTTTATTTTAAATCTGATGGTACTAGACTATACACAGCAAGTTTTACAGGATCAAATCAAATTAAACAATATAATTTGAGTGAAAGTTGGAAAGTATCTACAATTTCTTTTGGTTATGGATTGGATGTAAGTGCTGATTTTTCTTATACAACTGGTATTGAATTCAAACCAGATGGAACTTTAATGTATGTGACAGGTGGAATAGGATTTGATTATAAAATCATTACATATGAATTGCCAATTGCATGGGATCTATCCAGTGCTTCAAAATTAAGTGAGATTACCTTAGCGTCTCCTGGTGGAATTAGATTTAAACCAGACGGAACATCAGTCTTCGTTCTAGATTATTCAAATCCTGATGTAATTAAAGAATTTACTGTTGGTAATGCATGGGATCTTCTTACAAGAAGTGGATCTGCAATTCGTACTTTAAATATCACAACCGCATCTGGTGATAATGATATTTTAGGATTCAATTTTAATTCTGATGGAACCAAGTTATTCACTACAAGTGAGGGTAGTTCAAGTGTCTATGAATTTGATATGGATTCTTGGCAAATAGATACCGCTGTATTATCATATGTCTTCTTTGTTGGTGATCGACTTATATCTCCATCTGATATTTTTATCAAATCAGATAAAGAAAAATTTGTGGTTGCTGGTGGACCGTTAGATAAAATTTTTGAATATAAGATAACTTCTACTGCACAAGGTATAACTCAAATTGTGAATGGATCTGTATCAAACATTATCATTACACAATCTGGAGTCGCTTACACCGAAGCCCCAACAGTAACCATTGCTTCTCCATATCCAGCAGTAACAGCTACAGGAACAGCAAACTTGTCTAGTGGTATTGTAACAAGTATTACAATCACAAATACTGGATTTGGTTATACCGTTGCCCCAACTATAACGATTGAAAATGCCCCTATATCTAGACAGGCTGTTATAGGTGTTGAAATTTCTGGTACATCTGTTGCATCATATACAATATATGATGGAGGATTAAATTATGTCAATAATCCTACAATTACATTAGATGTGCCCGATGAAATATTAAATGTTGAAGTTAATGAAACTTATTCTCAAAATTTAAGAACTTGGAGATGGACTGGAACCATATGGCAAGAAAAAGTAACTGAGGAATTTCAGTATTTTGATCCCAATACAAATTTGATTGTAAAAGTTCCTGGATCTGTTTTATCGAGACCGATTACAAATTATGAATACGAAAATAACTTAAATGAAGAGAAGAGGAAACTCTTCATTATAAAACCTGCATATCTAGCTACAATTATAACCGATCTCAGAAATATAATGTCTTATGATGAAGACGGACCTAACTATGTCAACGATAAACTGAAGAAAACTTATAACGAAAAAATAATGGGTATATAAAAAAGGAGGGGTATATCCCCTCCTTTAAACTATCAGGACTCAGCGAGTTTTTGGAAGTAACTCAGAGCATCATCTGCATCTTCATCATCTTCTTCCTGAACTGCAGGACGAGCAATCTCAAAGGAAGGGGTGGAACGCTTCGGAGTGGATTCACCACGGCGTTCTGCTTCCCACTGTTCATCCTCTTCAACAGTCTCAGGATCCTGTCGTGCGGGGGCTTTTGCACCCAGGACATAATCCAGACGCTTCTTCAGTTCTTCATAAGACTTGAAGTTTGATGCAGCAGCGAACTCATTGAGATCGTTCAGGTTCTTGTAGATGCGTTCCAGTTTGTCATCATCATCCAGAAGAGCAGAAGGCTTCTCAAACTCAGACTTATCGTAGTTCCAGTAACCTTCAACCTTACGAATCTTCAGTTTGAAGTTAGCACCAGTCCAGAAGTCAAAAGGATTGACAGCTTCTTCATCTGCAAACTGTGGTTGCATCGCTTCGGTAATCTTATCATAGATCTTCTTACCGCACTTGTAGAGGAACACACGACCCTCATTCTCGGGGTGTGCGGGATCACTCACCACATAGATGTTGGCGTAGTAGGAGAGTTTGCGTTTCTGTTTCCGAGCAATCTCCTTATCACGATCAGATCCAGAGTTCCACAGAACACGATTGTGTTCGGACACAGGATCCTTCTGTCCCAGAGTCGTCAGAGAGTTTTCGATGTACCAACCACCAGGGCCTTGGAATGCGTGACTCCAGACTTGTGCCCAAGGAAGTTCACATCCTTCGGGTGCAGGGAGGAATCGGATGACTGCGTAACCATTTCCGGCTTTGTCTACTTCAGGTTTCCAGAAACGATCATCAGCACCACCTTCTCCACTATTCAGTTTTTCGACTTGTTTGATCAGTTTTTCAGTCAGTGAACCAGCACGGGACTGTTTCTTGAGATCAGCAAAAGACATTTGTATTCTCCGTATTGAGTGTATTTGGCCTTTGGGACGACTTTAGTTTACCGTGGTAGACCGGGGATGTCAAGCCCCATTTGAGATTATTTTTTCTTTGTTGGTTTCGCAACCGCAGTTG